CTGAACAGAAATCTCTGCCGCCATCTCTTCAGGTTCTTCGTCCCACATTGCTAAAACAATGCTCTCTGCTTCCTGATACAACCTATCCATCATCATACTTGCTTCTCTTTGTAATCCTTTATCGCAGCTTTTATAGCATCTTCTGCTAGTACGCTACAATGAATCTTAACAGGTGGAAGTGCAAGTTCATTAGCTAAGTCCGTATTTTTTATATTACCAGCCTCTTCTAAGCTCTTGCCTTTTACCCACTCACTTAACAGTGAGCTGGAAGCAATAGCGCTTCCACACCCATAAGTTTTAAATTTAGCGTCTAAGATAATATTATCTTCTACGTCTATCTGTAGAACCATTACGTCACCGCACGAAGGCGCACCCACTAAACCTGTACCAACAGTCTGGGAATCTTTGTCGAGTTTTCCCACATTCCGTGGGTTTTCATAATGATCCATAACCTGTTCGCTGTATGCCACTTAGTCCTCTCCTTCTCGAAGGTTTAACTCTTTCAAGTATTCGCCTCCCTCTACGGTGGTTTCATGTGCTCTTTCCCACCTTTTAATATTTTCTCGTATTCCATAGCACATTACAGAGCTAACATTACGAAAAGCAAAATCATCCAACTCTTTCATTTCCTCTCTACTGAGTTGTGCTAACTTTTTATCGTAGTTAAGCTCAATAAATTCAAGGCACACCATAACAAGTCTATCTTGTATATGTCTTTCCTTGGCTCTAAATAATGGTGTATGAATCACCGTCCAATGTCCTTAATGTTATCTTTACCAATTACCATGTAACCACCCTTATTATAGGCAATCGCTACGGTATGGTTTCTGCTTTCTTCTCGCTTGTACGAAACATCCGCTGGTGGCTTATACTTCGTCATAGGAGCAGAAGGATAGTATTTATCCTCCCTCATATTCTTAAACAAAGGGCCAGAAGCGGGGCGAAACACTGGTTCGGTCTTCCGAGTCCTTTTCACACTACGCTTCCTACCCGAGTAAGAATAGTCAATACTTCCTGAAATTATCATAGTTTTCCCTCTTTTGAAATATAATTATACTGGCAAAGAGGATTCTTGTCAAGAATTATTTTCCCTATGTAGTGCTTTTAATACTTCTACCCACTGTTCCTCTGTAACACCGGCGTGATGGCCAGGAGCTGTTACCTTTTTCCATACTGGAAGTTCGCCCGACGGAGCTGTATTCACATACCCGTCAGACGTTATCTTGAGTTCCTCTCCTTCACGCCCACGTTCTTCGTTACCGTCTGCATTCAGTTCGGTTAACGCCTGCTGAAGCAATCTATAGTTCGGATTCGACATATGCAATTACCCTATCAAAAGCTTCTTGTAAGTCATAAAGCTCTTCTTCTGCGGAAGGGTCAGTACCCTCATTGCAAACCTGTTCTAGTTTCATAGCGACCATTGTTCGCCTTTCAAATAACTCATCTGTAAATTCATCATTTACAGACATTTCGCAAGCCTTGAAAAACTTACGCAGCTTATGTCGTACATCAGCATCATTCTTACTGTCAAAGTCAAAAGAGATAGATTCATCATTATGATCTCGGTCTCTCATGCTAAAATTAAAGTTTCTCATAGCGCTACTCCTCGTTTTGCTAGTTCGTTTCGTGCCTTCACACGGGTTTTCCTTTCACCCCGACGTAAATCAGAGTCAGATTTTGTGCACAGTTCTACAAGCTCTGAAGTTTTCACTCCCGCAATTGGGAATACTTTCTTCGTCTTTACTTTTGTAGCTCGATCCACAACAATTTCATTAGGCTTGAATTTTACTGACATTTTATATTTTTCCTTTGTTTCTTTTAAGATGTGCATATTATATGGGCTAAAGCTTGTTGTGTCAATAACTTTATACCTGTTTATCTGCCTGTATCTCCAACTCTATTAAGAGTTCCGCATAGTGAATAACTTTTCGCAAGTCATCAATTCCACCTTTGTCACGCCAACGAGTAATATACTTCACTATACAACCTTCAGAGAAAGTAAGGCCGTTTCTCTCAGCATATTCTGTAGGTTGAATAGCATACTTCTTGTAGTGGTCTCCACCAACTTGTTTCTCCCACGCACTCATACATTCCACTCCTTTTGTTCTTCAATAGCCATTTGACACATTTGTATGTAATCTTTATCAGCTTCATCTAATACAGACCAAAACTTACTTACTTCTAGGGTAAGATCATAGGCCGCTTCTTCATTCTCCAGGTGTTGATTGCTTTCCATCATCTCCTGGAGCTTGTCCATTCTGTGATTGATCTTCTGTTTCAGTCTCATAAGTAGTGGCCTTTTTATAGTATAGAATAATTTCTTTTGTTTCTTTAAAGTATCTGCGCAACTCTTGTAAATTTTCGGACATCTTCTCGTACCCGTCTGGCGTCAGAGCGAATACTACAAACTGTCCATCAAGCATCTTTTCAATCTCTGCTCGTTTCTCCTGATAGTTTTCCTCAGTTATTATCCAGAAGTTAACATCGAGCATGTCTATTTCACGAGGTAGAGGCGGCTGATAGATACGAATAGGAACTGTTTCTATTTTAGTTACTACGACAGGTTCCGGTATTACATAAGGTGCTGGCATATCCTTACCGCCAAACCAAGAACATCCACTAATAAGTAGTAATGATGCTATACTAATCGTTCGCATTTTCAACCTCCTTTGACTCTTCCTCTATTGTTCTAAAGATACTAGCGGTGGCTTTATTTACTCTTGTTTCGATTAAGCCAGGCTTTGCTCTTGCGAGGCGAGTAAGATTATGGTCTTTAAATACTTTCATAAACCTAGACTTCTCCGCTTGTAAAGAGGCTGTTACAGCAGTAAGTTCAGTTACCTGAGCCTGCTGTTCCTCTCTTCGAGCCTCTAGTTCCGCGACCTTCGTCGCATTGTTTTCGGCCGCTGCCTGTAATACATTGTTGTTCTCTTTTAGAGTACGATTATTAGCTTCTAACTGAATGACCGCATTCTCTAACTTTGCAACAGTGACTTGGTGATACGCATATGCACCGCCAGCAGCTCCGACTACACCTAGAACAAGTATGAGTTTAAGATACATTTTCTAGTCGTACCATGAGGCGTTCCGCACGATTCGTCACTTGCTTATGCCAGCGCGAGTCTCGTCCTTCGACAGCAGCCTTCGGCCAATCGCCTTCCTCTAGTGCAGCACAGAAGTTCTTAAACTTTGACAAACGAGGACGCCCCATATTGAACATCATGTTTACCACAATTTCTTGAACTTCTCCAGGAAAGTCATGCCATTTGGGGCCAAAAAGAACTTCGCACTCGTCAATAGATGTGTCCAGATCTTTCTCAAACGCTTCCCAAACTCGCTCCTCTGATACCGACGTACCCAAGGGCGAACCAAATTCCGAATCGCTCTCAATAACAAGATGACCAACACCAAAAGTAGCCAGGCCAAGATGGTCATTATAGATTTCATACTTGACACCTTCGTCCTCCTTTAGTTGGTTAAATACTTCTTCTCTGTTCATTTATACTCCATTTTTTAATGCTGGACCTTTCTATGTCTTCCCATTCCTTTGCTTCTACATCATAAGCAATAAGTTTATCTGATTTGAGATTAACATTTACTTTAAATATAGTTTTCAAAGTATATGTTTTTGTAATCTCTTTTCCGCTGTTTAAACTTTCGTAAGTGATATTGACATTGCCGTTTCTCAATGCCTCAACAAGTTTCACAAATCTGCTTCCTTTACAAAGATGCCATCAACCATCTTTCCTTTGCGATCTTTAATGTCAATCCACGCAGTCTCTAGACAATCCATCATAGAGTAGTTATTGCGTTCCATAATATTAATAAGCACAACCATAATATCGCCAATGTCGTCTTTCATGTCTCTGCCCTTACACATATTGTCTGACAGTTCCCCACACTCTTGAATGAGCTTACAGAACTGATCTTTATCAGTACTACCATCAATCAAATTGCGGTCTCTGTGCCAAATTCGTATGCGCTCTTGCATAACATCACTGTTTCCTCTTGACTCTCCATTCCAAACATCATTCATAAGTAAGGATTTCCTTGATACATTTCAGGGTGTTTGACAAGCATCATACTGCTTTGCCAGTTAGTATATAACAATCCAGCTAGAATTGCTACAGTTAAAATTGTATTTCTAATACGTTTCATGAGTCTCCCCAGACGTCTCCACCGTTTTGGCAGAGAATCTCTTTGCAGGCTACTGCAATTTCTGAACACTCTTTTTGAGTGCCGTTTCCACCTCGTAGATCGCAGAAGTGCATCCACGAACGAAGTGTACCATTCATATACAATCGAGAGTGAGTGTTACCCTCTGGTAATACTGCTCTCGCCTGTTCTTTCGCAATACCCATGCTTATAGCCCACTTATAGGCTTCAGTAGAGGCATCGATTACTTCTCTCTGTTTTGTATGCCAAGCAATTTCTAGCCCATCATTATCCGCAGGAATACTATTCTGTCGGTTACGTGGGTCTTGCAGCCTAGCTTCTCTCGTAGAGAAATCTAATGCTTGAGTAGGGTCTGCATAGCGTTGACTAAATTCCTGAAAACTAAAAGAGCGATGCCGCAGAATCTGGCGAGCAATGTCTCTCGTAGTCTCGATTTCAATGCAAGCACTTGCCATTTCGAATGGGCTGAAGTGTGCTTCTTTTTTAAGGTACTTCAACAACTTCGGGGCTGTTCTCTCGTTGTCTTGATTTGCAGGATTACTAACTCTCGCACAATAGGCGATGACTTTCATGGCTTCGGGGGTAATCCAAACTAGGGTTACTTTCATACAATCTCCTCTGATTAAGTGTATATTATACGATGTTAAGGCTTTTATGTCAAGAACTTTTTTTCCTGTCACTTGAGCAAAAAAGTTTCTTGACACAATTTGGTGTAGGTGATATAATATACCCTGAAATTGATACCAGTCTAACTGTGTCTTTTTCAAAATCCGTAAATTAAAACGATTGTTACGCTTCCGAAAGGGGCAAGTTCATCTTTCTTAAAAGGAGAAAACTTATGAATGCAGTAAATCTTGAAAAATTCTTTGTCGGTTTCGACAATTTAGTTAACAGCCCGTTATATACTCAACAGGCACCAGAATATCCTCGTTATAACATTGAAAAAGTAGAAAATGGCTATATAGTTGAAGTAGCTGTTCCAGGATGGAACAAAACCCAAATTTCAGTGAACGTTCACAAAAATATTCTTACCATTAAAGGTGAGAAAAAAGAGAATAACGAAGGTAGAGGCTGGGTGCACAAAGGTATATCAGGAAAAAGTTTTGAGAAGCATCTAAAGCTTGACAATGCCTTAGAGGTCTCTTCTGCTTCCATGGAAAATGGAATGTTAAAAATAGACCTATCGTATTCGCCCTCTAGTAAGCCCACATCAATACCTATTGGGTAACTTGGAGAATTCAATGAAGAACTTCGTAAAAGAAAAGTGGGGTGTACTTGAGGCTGTATTTCAAATTGTAGTGTGCGTAACAGCACCACTAGCATATATGGCCGTAAGCTACGCTTCTGCTTAGAAACGGTAAGCCGGGCAGAAATGTCCGGCTTTTTTATTTATGAAAATACCTCTAAAGTATCGTAACAAACCGGCTATTCTTGTAGCTACAGGCCCTTCTCTGACTGAAGAGGTGGTAGAGACTATAAGACCCTATAAGAATGATTTCATTATTTTTGGTTGTAATGATTCTTATAGGCTAGTAGATTATTTAGACCTTCATTATGCTTGCGATAAAGCTTGGTGGGATCTACACGCAAAACCTTTTAGAGAAAAATATCCAGACTTAGAGGCTTACACACAAGCAGAGGAGTATAGAGACTCTGAGTTTAACTTAAATATAGTAGAAGGAAAACATGCTAGAAGTTTGAGCACAGATTCTAGTATTATACATTGGGGCAGTAATTCAGGTTATCAGTTGTTAAACATAGCATTTTTAATGGGTTGTTCCAGATTTTTACTTGTCGGTTATAATATGCAAAAGATAGGCGGAGTAAGACATTTCTTTGGAGAACATCCCGACGGATTAAGTAAAAATAGTCCTTATCATAAGTTTTTATCTGCATTTGATAGCATAGAAGAACCTATACGAAATATAATAGTAAATTGTACGCCAGACAGTGCTTTAACAACATTCAGAAAAGGTAACTTAAAAGAGGAATTAAATAAGTGAGAGTAGTAGCTTTTTATACTAAAGATACGGAATATGAAAAAGAAGCTGAAATTTGGAAAGATAGTTTTTCTTCCTGCAAGACAGCTCTATTTCCTCTAGAAAACAAAGGTTCTTGGGAGCTA